TCAAGTCCTGCTCCCCATATCCTGTGCCATAGGTAGGCAGTGCCTTGTAGTATCCTATCCTGTTTGATGTGCCTGACTCAAATATCTCAAAGATATATCGGAAGCCATCATTGTTGACATTAGTTGAATTAACTATGAACTTGCACTCATTGTAAGCAGGAGTGAAATCTTGAGGTTCTGCTATGATTGTCATTGCCATACCTATATTGTATTTCAGTTGGCATCCTGTTAGAAGGACATATATGAGTCATCTGTAAAGTATTCCTCCTTGATATGAGTGGCAGCATATCGGATGGCATCCATTGCATCATCCCATAACTTGACCGGCTCATCTGTAATGGTATCACCTATTTTCTTCCACTTGTAATTCTCATACTCCTTCTTAAGTTGAGGATGGTCCTCACAGAATATACCAAAGGACTTGATGTTGTTAATACCTTGCTTGACTACCTTATTAGCATTTTCAATATAGTAACCTGCTCTATCTATCTCAGCAATAATCTCAGGCCTTGAATAGTCAGCAAGTATGTTGATACTCTTTTCAATGCCTAATTGTTCCATACGTGCAATGAGATCAGTGGTAGTCAAATAACTCTCATATATCACAGGCTCAATGTATAAGTCTTTATCTCTCCAATAGACTCTCACTAATGCAGTGGGGTGATTGTAACCAAAGTCAAGCCCATAGACAAATGAGGTGAACTTAGCCGGGCGGTGCTTGACAAATGTCCAATTGGAGTAGATGTTACTCTTGGAGATAGCCTTCTCCCCTAATGCATAGATTTGATACTGAGCCTCATCGGTTCGTTTCAAGTCCTCAATCTGTTTCTTAATAGACTCAGGCAGAAATGGGTTGTCCTTGTAGGTTGACTTGATGAGTATGCTCTCATCTGTAGGTAACTCATACAGCCATGAGTTGCTCTCACTTGGATTGTAGTCAAAGATTAGCTTACCCTCTGTCCTCATGTTCAACTGAGTGAAGTCATCATAGTATAACTCATTAGCCTCATTGCACCATGCCAGGTCTCTTTTCCTACCTCTTATCTTTTGCTCATCATCCACTGAAAAGAACTCAACTATAGATCCATTGTCAAATGAATAGATATGCTCACTCTTGTTGTGCTTGTTAACATCGTATATCTCAAGGCTCTTCATGATCTCAAGGAAGTCTCTCATCACTGTGGCTCTCAATGCCGGGAATGTTTTACGTATGATACTCACTACCTTGTTTCTGTTCTGTAGGCAGTAAACTATAACCAACTGACATAGTGAGTAGGTCTTAGAACTCCTTGAGCCGCCCTCATTGATTATAAACCTTTGCTCTGAGTTGAGGGCATTGAAGTTCTTTTCAAATATGACTGTGCTATTAATCTCCATTTTTTAGGCAATAGTTAAGCTATAACACTATATTTAGTATTATGACAATTAACCTATCTTACTATATATATATTAAGTAGGCTTTATAATATTAACCTTAACCTCATTGATAGCTTGACCTTGAGTGGTTGTATCTACCCTTTCAGTTAGGTTGTTTAGTCGCTGAGTTATGGAGGCATTGTACTGACCAACCATACCACCAGTTACTTGATCATTTGTTCTTGCTCTCTTAATGCGTGAACAGACACGGATATATTCAGAATATCTACCATCCTTATTTTCGAAATAATCAGTTAAATCAGGATTATCAGTATCAAATTTAGTATCAGGGTGTTCACATACAAATTCATAAAAACCATCAAGAGTTAATGGACATTCATGAGGCACAGGCACTAAGTTACCAATTTTATCTAATTGATAGATAAGTCTTGGATTGTTTTTTGTGTGCTTAACATATCCAATCCATAGCTCCCACATTTTCTCAGGTGTTTCAATGTATTTATGCTTTGCCATTGTCAATCTGTTTTAATTTACGTTGTGCCCATTCAACACCCTCATCACCTCCCCAAGCAAGCCACATCAATCTGCCACATCCATCACCCAGCTCTTTTTGTGAGTTTTGCCTATGTCGTTCAAATCCTGCCATTCTTGCAATGGTATCTCTTGTGATAGGTTCACCTTTGGCAAGTTGGTTAGCTCTTGCCTTACCTACAGGAGTTCCACATGACCCCCATCCATTCTCATCTGCCCATCTGAGTGCTATCTTAGCATTCTCAGTTGCTGCATTAGGATAGTCAGAGTATGAAGGTTCTGCGAATGCCTGTCTATACTTAGAGTAGGCAGTTTGTTTAACCTCATCCCACATGGACTCACACACAGCATAGCGTTGCTCCTCATCTGGGAACTTGCTTAGTGTCTCCTCATCTGACATACATCTTTGAATGTAGTCATCATGTGGCTCTTGTGGTTTAGGGGTTGGCATCTGTATCAGGTTTCTGCTTACGTTTCTTCTTAGGCTTAGGAGCTTCCTCAGCTGGGATAGGTGGCTCAACTGCCTCATACTTGATAACTGTAGGCACTTCCTCGAATAGGTAAGATAGTCCAATAGATTGGTAGTACTTCACCTTGCTCATGTCAATCTTAGCCACTACAATAGAACGTTGTCCTAAGATGCGATCATATACTCTGACAGTTTTGTCAATGTATTCTGTTTTAATTTTAAAATTGCTCATATTCTTTAACTATTATAAATACTAAATATAGTGCTAAGGTAATGCTTGATAACTTAAATAGCAAATATGTGTTTTCATTCCACAGTGCCATTACTACTCCAAAGGCCATTATGTAAGTCATTAAGCCTAAAAAATTAGCATTCCTCATACCTATATTGTATTTGATTAATATTTTCTTTAATTTCTTTAATCAGGAAGTAGGCAGATGTACTGTTAATGTTAAAATACTTAGCGAGTGCAGTCTGAGTTGAGTGCCCTTTGTCATAATATGCCTCAAATACTATCTTTTTTATCCTGTCTTTTTGTTCTGTTCTATATATTTCAACAAGAGCCTTTTTAAAGTTGTACCTATCTTCTATCTCAATCTTGTGCTCAAGGTCTGTAGGGTCATCAATGACATCCATTGTGTACTCTTGAGACCTGTACAAATCTTGTTTCTTAGTCTTAGAGCCTTGAGTCCATATAAGGTCACACTTAATAGTGTTGAGTAGATAGCTCTTAGCCTTATCCTCTGTCATATCTTGAGCATTGAGTCCTGCACAGTGTAGGTAAGCATTGTTAATAACTGCATCTGCATCTATTGAGGTTGGTATATTAAGCACATCTAAGAAATGTCGTGTGTACTTGAGCACCTCAAGGTAGTTACGAGAGAGATATCTATCCAAGTGCTCCTTCATACCATTGAGTGAAGTCTTTGAGCCATACCTTCCTGCGTACTGATGCACAGAAACACTCCTTATCTCTTTGTCCTGTAACTCTGTTCTTAACTTGTTGTAGTTGTATAAGGCTTCTCTTAGTGAGCACCTTCTCCTCTGGCTGATTGAGGATATTATCTATGAGTTGTATATCAGTTTGTTCAAGCATACAGCTGTGAGTGATGTGGCACAAGCCACAGTGAATGATTGTGAGTAGGCCCAAGTCCCCCAGAAGCTGAGACACTTCCAGCAGCCAAGTGAAGTATGTAGCCAATCTGGGAGGTTGAGCTTGTTATCTATATAGTTCTGTAATGGTTCAAAGTGAGTAAACCACCAGGAGATTACTAATGGAGTTAAATATCCTATCATGGTGCTAAGATAGTAAAAGTTATTAACATGACAAAGGAGAGCTGTTACACTCTCCTTATATGACCCTATGACAACGCTCTCAGGTGCGAGTGATAGGGGGTTGCTTTGCCGAGCCTAAGTTATTTCATTAAAAATTTAAACACCTTATCATAAAACTTACCTGTTACCTCTTGACCATGCATGAAGCGGTACATTTGAAACTTATCAACTCCAACGTCCTCTGCAAGGTGAACAACTTTATATCTCCTTGATAGCTTATCAAACAACTCTGCTCTTATTGAGTCAGTGAGTGTTTCACCATCTTTGATGTACACAGTCTTAGAACGGGAAGCCATCATCATCATTATTTGTTGTTTGAGCCGCTTGACCTATGATTTGCACCTTCCATGCATCAAGAGTATTGTAATACCTCCCATTGAACTCTCTACCTCTCACATTATAAGATACTTCCACTTGCTGACCTACACCCAATGACTCTAATACAGCCATCTTATCGTTGACTGTTTGGAATAGTATATCCTGTGGATACTTGGCATCCGGTGTTGTTACCACAAACTCTCTCACTGAGAACTTGTCACTGATGACTTTGATTGGGTTAATGAGCTTGATAGCTCCTTTGATTGTTGAATCTGACATTATTTATTATTTAATTCATTTACATATTGAGCATAATATTCAGAGCATGCTATTAATCTCTCTTTTATCTGTTCTTCAATGACTGTATCTCTCTCATATCTTAACACAGTCACCCTATGGTGTGCAGGTATGTGCTTGACTTTATGAATTGATTTGTTATCCCAATCAGTGAGCAGAGTATCATCTGTATCATACATGGTATACACTAACTCAAATGATGGCCTATCATACAGCCACATGTATGCTCTACCCTGCCACTCATAATCTGAGTTTTCACCTTCTGATGGTGTTGCCGGGAAGGTCTCTAATGACCAGGAGCTCTTGATGTCAATGATCACCTCATCAAGTAAGATATCACAACACCCTGACATTAGCTCATTAGTTACTCTGATTGTGTTCTTACTGTACTTCTTAGTGAAACGAACATCATTGAGTAAGTCAATACCATCCTGCTCCCAATCAGTTCCTTTGATCATTGGCTTAGTCTTAATATCTGAGCTGTATCCAAAGAAGTCCTGCTTAGCAATTTTTCTAATCTCAGACTTAGCAGTCTCAGACAAGAGCTCAGACTTACTCCTGGAGTTAGTCATGAGCTTACCTAATTGTGATGGCCTCCATTTCATAGTTGTGCCTCCTGTTCTTTGGTTAGATAGAACTTAGCTTTTAACTGATCAGTTGTGAACTCACCTTTACTGATTGACTCAAGAGCAGCATTGAAACGTGCATCTGACAATGACTCTTTTTTAGTCTCAGTTGGTGTCTCCTTAGATGCCTGTTGACCATCATCATCCACTGCCTGCAATGAGAGAGCACTTTGAAGGGTGTACCTACGATAGTAGGTTATGGCAGACCCCATCTGTTGAGGTGTAATACCTTGAGGTAAGTCCATACATGACTCGAGCATTGCACCTGAGTCAATGTCAACTATCTGAGTGCATACACTATTACCTTGAATAGGTTGGATAAGTAGCAAGCCATTCTCTAAGAGTACAGGCTCAACAGTGCTAAGGATAGCATTAAGGTCAGCGTACTTTGAGTGATGACTTTGTGCGTTCTTAGTTACCTTACCAATGGCTAACTTTGCCCTGTGTAGTTTTTGATGTAGAGTGAGTGTGTTACTCAACTCATTCAGCTCCTTGATTTTCTCAGTCGCTGTTTTGATTTCTTTTTCCATACTGTTTTTATTTATTGCATCAAAGTTAATAAAAGATTGCATAAGTACAAAATAAAGTTATTAACATTTGTATGTTAGTTCCTCTCCAGTCAGTGCGAAGTATAGATTTTCAAGTTGGTGGGCGTATTTGAGTTCCCACTTACCAAAGGCTATATGATCATAAGAATATATCCAGATGTCTATATCATTTAAACTATAACATTTAGAGTCTCCTGCAAGTCCATATTGTTTAAACCCTACCTTAATCAACCACTCCTCACTTATCTCAAGAGACTGATAAAAATCATCAATCTCATCATCTAATAAATTTTCAATATCCTCTAAGTTAATGAGTCCTATCTTATAAGTTCCATCACCTAACTCAATTTTATATGAGTTGCCTAATCTAATTTCATGTGAGTCTAATGTCATAATTTAATCTATTTCATTATTAATCCCCTTAATAGGGTGTTTATATTTCTTCCTAAGATGTTTCAACTTTACTTTGAACTTTGGCATTTTTAGTTTGATCCTATACTTCATAATTCTCTATCTCTTTTTTAATATCAAGCAGCCATTGATGAGCCAAGCTGCCCTCATTGATATACAAGGCATTTCTAAAATCAATCATCTCATTTATAGCTATCAATGCACATTCTTTAACTGAGTGCATATTAGCAAAGTATTGTGTTTCAGACTCATCAAATCTGACAGCATATTGATACTTATCCATTAACTCCTTTGCTTTATCTTTTGCAC